AAGTCCTGAAGAATCCTTAATTCCTACAAGCATAGGAGATACAATTCGATGGGAAACCATAACTTTTCTCATACTCTCATCCGAAAGGAATTGGTATTGTTGGTGTGCATCGCTTAATTGTACTGGCTCTATACTTGCCGACAACTCTTTAGAATCGTTAAAGGCTAATATAAATCGCCCTGCATTACTTGACCCTGAGAACTTGTCGTATATTCTTTGCTCGATAGCAGTTCTTTCTTCATCAGAAGGTACTCCATTATTGAAGTTAATAAGCATACTTGGTGCTAAACCATTCTGAATATTGTTGATGTGGTAGTTTGCAATCTCTTCCTCTAATTCAGCGTACTGAATCCCTCCTTGATAATCAACAGGAGAGTAATAAAAGTAACCTGCCTTGTAAGGCTTAATATAAACTATCTCTATGTTTTCTTGAGAACAACCAAATGCAGGTATTCTCTTTACGTTCTTCTTTGAGTTACTAACTTCTGACCAATCGTTAGAGTAGTAGTAAGCGTTAATCTTACCTTTGGCATCTGCCTTCTCGGCTCTTAGTGTCTGTACAGGAATATGTTCTACTTGTGCAACACGACTTCTGTCCTTAGAATAGATAACTTGGAACGCAGCATTTCCCATCATCTTGTAATCATAACAAACACTTTTTAGGCACTTCTTAGAGAATAAAGACTTCATCTCAGCATACTGCTCAGGATTACTATCTCCATCAACTGCATCCAATCCCTTGCCATAAATCATATCTGCAATACCATTAATCGCAGCGTTATTGGTAGGAGAGCCATTATATCTGTCAATCAAGTAACTGAAGTAATCATTGTCATCTCCATACTCTATCCAATCCTTATTTTGTACTTCTACAACTTCAGGTCGTGTGTAAGACGAAAAGTTTACTACGTGAACCTTTCCTTGCTTTTTAGCAGTCTTAGGTTGTCTGTACTTGTTTATATTGTGTTTTGCCATAATTATATATTATAATACTATAAATTCGTTGTCAAAAGTATCTTCTGTTACGTAGTCGTCTTTGTGAACATCGAACTTGTCAAAATCTGTTTGATTCGTACAAAATATTGTATCTCTATAAAGAACATCTCCACTTACATCGCCATTAAAAACAGTCATAGAATAATTAGTGTTTTCAACAAGTGCAAAAGTAGTTCCTGTGAGTGTCATATACCCATTTGAATCGACGGCACTAACACTTACGTATGTTGAGGTTCTCGTATTCTTATCCGTTAGTTTTAAAAAAACAATACCTTCTACCCCTCTTGGAATAAACTTTATAGACTGTGTTGCTGATGTAGTTAATATTTTCATACAGTTAAGTAATATAGAAATAGTGGTTTGTTTGCAATAAAAAAAGGGCAACATAATGTCGCCCCTTTTAGATTTAAAGATATTCTAAGTATTAAGAATATGTAATGGTTTCCCCATCTGTTGCACCAACTTTAATAACAGTTCCACTATCATCAAATACTTCAATATGAGAAGCAGGAGCAGTTTCCATTCCTGAGAACACAAGAGTATATCCACTCATATCTCCCATAGCAGTACCTGTTACAATAGTACCTCCTGAAACATCAGCACCATTCTCTAATCCTACAACCATATAGTTATTGTTATAGTCTTGAACAACGATTTGAGGTCTTGAAGCTGCCAATAGCTTAATCTCTTTTGTGTCGGTAGCCGACAGTTTTGGCAAAGTCAAGTTCAATGCTTGTTCGTAAAAAACAGTTCCGTTATCTGCTGAAGCAGTAATAGTTTCTTCAAGAGAAGAAGTTCCTTTTAGTTCGTATTTGTAAGCTCCTGCTACGTCTGCCGAAAGCGAATCTATCGCTCCAGTAGTACTATCTGTTGTAGCAGCAACAATTTTGTTACTCGAATCGTTTGGTACAAAGATAACTGCTTTGATACCTCCGACAGAATCTTTACAGGCTAATGCTCTACCTGTACTTATAAATTCACACATAATATTATATTTTTTTAGGTTAATAAAAAAGGGATAGGCGAAAACCCACCCCCTTTCGTAAATTAGTTATTCAGTTAATTATGCAGGTGTGTAAAGAACGATTTCAGAACCGATTCCGTACTGTACAGTAGCCGTGAAACGGAGAATTACACGAACATTTTGACTTCCGTCCAAATCTGCCATATCCAAAACTTTAACTTCGTTAGTATCATTTAAGATTCCTGTTCCAAAGTACAAGTTAGATTTTTGAGCAGCTACGATGTAGTTGTTTGCCAATCCGTTTGCAACGAATACATTTACTCCGTCAAACATTACGTTTCCAAGAGCTTGGTTAGTTCCTTGTCCTCCGACACCATTAGCACCTACTCCAGCAGAAGCAAATCCACCCAAAGCACGAACGTAAGCACGATATACGTTTTGAGCAACGTACAAGTTCAAATCTTCAGCTCCGTACAATGCAGCAGGGATAGCATCAACTACTTTTCCAAGTTCGTCAATTACGTTTGCAGCAGTGATAGCAGTTCCAACTACGTCTACGACAGTTGCATCAGCAGTAGCCAAAGCTACAAGTCCGTCAAATTCTCCTTCGTTTCCGTCAGCACCACCCCAAATGTTTTGCTCGATTTTCTGAGCTACTTTTTCTTGTGCGTGAGAAATCAAGAAGTCTGCGAAAGAAGCAGGAAGGTTGTCGAATGCAGAGTATCCCATTTGGATAGCATCCCAATCGCTTCTGAAATCAGCCTTACACAATTCAAGGTTTACTTGGAAAGTCTTTGGCTCGATGATTCTTTCAGTCAAAGTGATTGTAGAAGTGTCAGCAAAGTCGCAAGTTCCGTCTTTTACGATTCCGTCAGTAGCAACTTTCTTGATTACTTCTTTAAATTTTACATTAGGTTTAACAGTAATTCCCCCGTTGTCGATTGTTACTCCACTCAAAAGAGCTGCTGAGATATAATCTCCTGCAAATTCCCCTGCGTAAGTAGTAGTGATTGATGTTGTTGTAGCCATTTTTTAAATATTTAGTTTAAGTTAATTTATTATTTACGATTCATTTTAGATAGAACTCTATCCATAGTACTGCCTTTTCTTTTTTGACTAAACAATACTTTTTTCTCAGTTGATAATTCAGCTTCAGGACTGTGAGATAAAGGCTCTGATGCAGGTGCTTTAGATAAGTCCTCGATTTGAGCAGACATTTCTAATTTTTCTTTTTCGTAGCCATTAGAAACTTCGATGAACATTGCTTTGATGTCAGCGATAGCATTTTCAAACTCTTCTCTTGAAACATACTTCTCTTCGTCAAGCTCTTCTTCTTCGACTTCTTCTTCTACTACTTCTTCTACGATTTCTTCTGCTACCTCATCTTCTTCAGCTAAGACAACCTCTTCTTCTTTAACCTCTTCTTCAGTAATTTCTTCAGATAGTTCAACTACCTCTTCTTTTACTTCTTCAGGTTTACCGATAGAGGATAGCTTTTGCATAATGTCAGAAAGGACAGATGTTGCTTTTTTGCTTTCCATAAGTAATAATTATTAAGTTTATAAATAAGTAATATTGATTTTGTTTAGTGTTAGATTTTGTGCCTTGTGTTATTTAACGAACTTCAAGTCATAATACACGTTAGACTGAAAAAAAGTATATCCAACATAATAAGAAAATACAGTTACATCCCTGACTGAATCGTATTGAGATTCAAAATCACTTCTTTTTACATAAAGTAAAGGAGGGAACTCAGGATAAGTAGAAACACCAAAAGTGAAACTACTAAAAGCGTTCATTTGATTACCCTCAAACTCTATTTTTAACGTCTTGCTTGATACAGTATACATTACAGATAACAACTTCTTATCTCCCCACGCATCATTGTCAATACTTCCTATTGATGGAGATGATAAACTGTCATAACCAAGAGAAGGAGGTGTAAAAGACAACCCTGTTTCTATGGTAGGTTCAAAGTAAGGGTTTCCTTTAGTGTTTCCAATACCTTGCGCTCCGACAGAACCATCGCAACATTCTGTTGAATAGGTTTTGCCATTTTTACATAGGCATCCCTCTCTTCCGTTAGTAGGAGAAGCATCGCTTGGTATAAAGTTCTTATCTCTTCTGTTCTTGTTCTGATTCATAGTTAGGATTTTAATTCGTTTAACTTATTTGCAATAATAGTTTCTAATTTAGACAATACAAATTTCGCCTCCTCTTCAGTTAGGTCTGACATATTCTCCTCTCTTGATATTCTTGTTTTTGCCCAACTCAAAGCTGATTTACCACCCCAAGCATCGTACATAAGTTTACCACAACCATCCTCATAAGATTTACTTGAATCTAAATCAGGTGCGTGTCTGCTTAGGTAGGAATACATACGTTTTATAGTTGACATACTAATTGCTTCTCCATTCGCTAATTGATTGGCACGTTGTTTACCAACTCCTGTTCCACAAGAACCCCAACCATTCTCTTCTGCCCATTTTAAGGCTCTCTTAGCGTTGTTCTTTACGCTATCAGGATAATCACTAAAGCTCTTCAATTCAACCTCCTCAGAAACGCTTAAACTAACTGCTTCAGAGAAGTACCCTTCGATACTAAACCCTTTTACTGCACCTGTTTTTACGTAATCTTGCCAAACATTCTCGTTGTTTACTTTCATAGATACCATCCACGTTCCAACAGGCATCTCTAAGCCGTATTTACGTGACTTGTCGTGGACTTCATCTTCTACTATCCAAGATTCGACTACTGACAATCCACTTAGCTCTGCTTGATGCTCTAAGGTAGATTTGTTTTGGTTTCCTTCGATTAAGAATAATTCAGAAGCCTTTTTGACTGTTTTTTCTGAGAAATAGATGTAATACCCTTCTTCCTCCTCGCTATCCTGGCGATAGATATTTTTGTTAGGTATCAAAGCAGCACCCATAAGGATTCTCTTGTCTGTATCTACGTCAGCAAGTTGTACTTTGTCTTGTTTGGACAATGCTATGAAGTCTTCTTGTATTGCAGGTTTGTCTACTATCGAAATAGCTTCTATACCTGAGAACTCTTGCTCTTCGTCAATGATTAATTCAATTACTCTCATATTCTTTTATTTTAAATTATATACTTGCTGATTCTTCTATATTTCTATCTAACTCTTGT